GGAAAAGGTATTCAAGGTTTACTTCGATCTCCAAGATTTCAAAGGAGCAGAAAGGCAGACACTGAAACCAAACATAGAGATCCCATTCTCATCCCTACCAGAGAACATAACCCGGTACCTCGTATCAGCAGATGCTTATCAAGGAGGGCTAGGATTTAGTGCTGCCCGTGGGCTATTCCTACAGGATTCTCACCAACAATCTAATCCCTACTGGAAGCCACCCAAAAGGAGATCACCGGTATACAACGTGCCAGAATCAGAGTATGCTAGACTTATCGAAGAGCATTACTGGAAAAGAACATTAACCCTCGAAGAGTGGATTGAAGACTTCGAGCGAGAAAGACAGGAGCATCTATATGAAATGCGACAACTGCGAATCCCTGGCTACCCAGACAACAAACATGTACTCATTCTGTGATCGGTGTTGGTGTCGTAACTTTGGTACGATTACTATCGGTGGTGTCAAAAGACCCTTCCTTGAGGTGCTTCAGGATTCCCTGAAGAAAATGGGGATGACTCGAAAGGATGGGGAGACTATCAACCAGTGGGGTAAGAGGTGTCGTGAACATACCCCCAAACATTATGGGGGGTTGGCATGATAGGTGTCACATGGTGGATGTGGATTCTTGTATTGCCACTGATAGCTGCAAATGCTTGGCTTTGGTATGAACTAATTGTCTTCATCTCTCGAAAGATACTTGGCAAGGGGAGATCAATAGAGGGGATAGACAAATGGTGGTAGCGGAGGATACTCAGATGAAACCAAGTCATTACGAAATGCCAATCCCACCTATTGAATACATACTCAAGAATGATCTTGACTATTGTTCTGGAAATATCGTAGCTTTGGCATCAGCCTGGAAGAAAAGAGGCACTCCCGTGGGGGATCTCAAAAAGATAATCCAGTTTGCCACATTCTTAATAGAAGATCAGGAATGACCACTTGGAAACACTGTGAAAGAATGGTTGCCAAGTTGCTTGGTGGTGTACGTACTGGCAACAACGGGGAATCACGGAGAGATGTTGAGCATCCTCACTGGAGTATCGAGGTGAAGCACCGACAGAAGCTCCCTGCCTGGTTACATTCTGCGATGGAACAAGCGGAAACAGAGGCAGATGGGCGGGTGCCCATCGTGGTTCTACACGAGAAGAACCTTAAATACGAAGAGTCTTATGTTATAATGAGGCTACACAATTTTAATACGGAGACAAAATATGCGAAGAATGATACCCAGCCCCACATTTGGTGACTTGTTTGGTGAGATACTCAGACCCTATAGTCCAAGCTTTGCGGAATCTTACAGGGAGAGTATGCGACCAGAAGCTGGGGCTGTTCGAGAAATGACAGAGAGGAAAACGGTTAGGGTTAGGTGTGAGTATCCTGATCCAGATGATGGTGTCTCTTACGCTTGGGTTAAGGTAGACAGTGAGTTACCCACCAAACCAGAGATCACAAACGGAGAAGACTGATGAACCCTGAGAGAGAATTGAAAAGACCCTTTCCTGTCAACAAGTTACGTTGGAGGCAGGGTCAAGGGAACAGCGGGGAACTGGTGTACATCACAGCCAGGGATGTAATGGATAGGCTGGATGATGTGTTCGGTGTGGATGGCTGGTCAGATAACTATGTATGGCTTGGTGATAGGCTGTTGTGCAAGATCTCCTGTAAAATGAATGGCACAGGATGGGTCACCAAGTCTGATGGTGCTGAAGACTCAGCCATAGAAGCTGTGAAGGGTGCTTACTCGGACTCATTCAAACGTGCAGCCGTAAAGTGGGGAATCGCGAGGTATTTATATCACCCCAATGCTTTTGATAGTGACAAGCAACCAGCATCATGGGCTACACCTGAAGGCTATGATGCGCTAATGGAGAAAAGACATGGCAAAGAAGAAGCCAGTGAAAAGCCTTTCTAATGGAAGACGCAAGAAGAACATAGTAGAAAGACAGAGGGATGTTATGGACCGTGATGTGTCTTATGAAAATTTGTACGCAGCCTGTAATAAATTCTTTGATGAGTTTGGGAATTATGAGGGTGATTACGGTGAGATTGGTGTCATGTACTATGACCAACTCCGTAACCGCTACAACTCCGCTCACCCACTCCCACATCTACACTGACAGTACGTGATGATGAGCAAGAGAACAGGAGGTACTGGTTTGCGCGTCATTGCTACAAACACCGGAGAGAACTGACTCCGTTGGGTAGAACCTGGGACGAAGCCTTCCTGAAACTGGAAGGCTTTTCTCTCAGGGATTATATGCAATTTTCAAAGAAAAATAAATTGGGGGAGAAATATGGAATTCAGAACAAACCTAGGTGAGACTATCTTCAAGACTAAGTATGCCTCTAATCCTTACGAGACTTGGGATGATCGCGCACATACCGCTGTCAACTATGTCTGCGGTGACATGGATGGTGAGAAGAACAACCTCATGGCAAAGAGTGACAGGGATCAACTCATCCAATTTATTTCTGACTTCAAGTTCATGCCCGGTGGAAGGTACTTATGGTACGCAGGGAGGGATGCGCGATTCTTCAATAATTGCTACCTCCTAAAATTGGAAGCAGATACCAGGGAAGAGTGGTCAGGTCTTACTGAAAGATCCATGTCTTGCCTGATGACCGGTGGTGGTATCGGGGTTGACGTTTCCGTATGCAGACCCTCTGGCAGACAACTCCGCAGTACCGGAGGTGTAGCCAGCGGTCCAATTCCTCTTCTGGACACCCTTAATGAGGTAGGCAGGAACGTGATGCAGGGTGGTTCCAGACGCTCTGCCCTGTACGGTTCCATGAACTGGCAACATGAAGATGCAAGGAGTCTTCTTTATTCAAAGAACTGGCATGACATGATCATAGCTGATGCTTACAAGAAAGATGGCACACCCATGACAATAGCAGATGCCAAGAAAGCAGACTTCAATTACAAAGCACCACTAGACATGATGAACATCTCTCTTAACTACGATGACACATGGCTAAATGGTGGTGAGAATGGGGTTTTCACAGATAACTGTAGGCAAGCACTGATGACTGGTGAGCCTGGGTTCTCCTTTAACTTCGGAGATAAGAGTGGTGAGACGCTTCGAAATGCGTGCTGTGAGGTGGTTAGCTTTGATGACAGTGACAGTTGTAACTTGGGTTCGATCAACCTAGCTAGGATAGAGTCGATAGAAGAGATGAAAGATGTGGTAAACTTAGCATCTAAGTTCCTGGTCTGCGGTTTAATCCGTGCCCACCTGCCCTACAAGAAGGTGGAGAAGGTAAGACAGCGGAACTCAAGGATTGGTTTGGGGCTGATGGGTTTGCACGAGTGGTTACTCAAGCGGGGCTATCGGTACGAGATGAATGATGAACTAAAGAAATGGTTATCAACTTATGAACGCGAATCAGAAAGAAGTGCAAACAAACACTGTGATAGATTGTTTCTTGCCCGCCCTCGAGGATATAGGGCAGTTGCTCCGACAGGAACCATCTCCATCCTCGCGGGGACTACCTCTGGAGTGGAACCTTTGCACTCCGTGGCATACCGTAGACGCTACCTTACGGATGGAACGAGATGGAAGCACCAGTTTGTGGTTGACGGCACAGCCGAGCAGCTAATAGCGGAAGGTGTGAAACCTGACTCAATAGAATCTGCCGTGGATCTAGCTTCTGAACCGGAGCGGAGGATCAAGTTCCAGTATGATCTACAGAAGTATGTGGATCAGGCAATTAGTTCCACGTTAAACCTTCCCGCATGGGAGGGTGAGGTCAGCGAAGACAGGGTGACAGACTTCGCTAAGATTGTAAGGAAGTATGCCAGTGGATTAAGGGGTCTGACCTGTTACCCAAGTGGTGCCAGGGGTGGACAACCAATAACTTCTGTTCCTTATGAAGAAGCTCACTCCAAGAAGGGGGTAATCTTTGAAGACAATAGTGAGGAGCAGTGCCTATCAGGAGTATGTAGCTTATAATGTTAGATTGGTATACAGACTGTAGGCTGCGGTATATTGTTGATCTTCAATATGCCTATAAATTCCACAAACCAAAAAAGTTTGCTGCTGGAAAGTGGAGTCCGAGAGCCAAGCAGCTATACCGAGCCTTGCCTGATGATCTAAAAAAGATAGTAGATCAAAGGCAACGGCACTTATACAGACCAGTGAATAAGAGGAGTACAATGATTGACATTCAAATAGATGATGACACTATGGCTCTGCTGGATAAGACAGCGGATGATCGTCAGAAGTATAAAAGGAAGTTCAAGTCTAAGAACATGAGGATTACCAAGGTAGAAGATGACAAGACAATTCAGTTAAGAGGGTTGCGTGGAGAGTACGCACTGTCTAAGTTTCTTGGAATCTCAAACAAGGATTCGCTCCGTCACTCCAAGGGGGGTGATCGTGGATTTGACTTTGCTGTAAACGGAACCACTATAGAACTCAAGACAACCAAGGGAACACACCTTATAGTTGGAAGAGACTATAGAAAGTTAAAGAGCGATGTGGTTGTTGATGCTCAAGACATTTCCCCGGATACCATTCGCTTCAGGGGGTGGGCTACTAAGGATGAATTCTATGACAGGTGCTTTGATAGGGATCTCAGATGGAAAGACTCTACTGGCTCCAGTATAAGGGATGTCATGGACCCTGAAGACTTGAACCCAATGGAAACATTAAAGGAATATTTAGATGATAGAGAAGACACCGAGATGGGAGAACAGGAAGTACCTTGATTGGGTGGCAACACTCCCCTGTGCTCACTGCAAATCAGAGGATGAGACTATCGTTGCTCACCACCTCAAGCACCGCTATGCACCGTGGTCTGGTGGCATAGCCTACAAGGCATCCGACTGGTTGACGATGCCACTGTGCTACTCATGCCATGACAAGGCACACACAGGAGAGAAGTCAGTTGTGGATTGGCAAGCACAACTTATCTTTAAGACTTTAGACAAGGCTTTTAGGGATGGTATAATACATGGATGAAGACAAGATGGAAGAATCAAAGATGTTCCTTGCGGAAACTGATGAAGAGTTTGCCAGGAAGTCAGCCTATGTTAAGATGGCTCCGTTCTATACGAAGATCATCAAGGCTAAACACTTTCTGGATGCGTATGGAACAGTGGCAGAAAGGGAATCCAAAGCGTATGACTCAAAGGAGTTCCGCGATTACATACAAAAGCTGGATGAAGCAACCGTAGAGTCAGATGTCCTCGAAGCAAAGAGAGAGTCAGCCAAGAGGGAAGTAGACATCTGGAGAACACTTAGTGCAAACCGTAGAAACGGATAGGAGACAAGATGCAAACATATGAACAGAAGGATAAT